ACTAAATGGAAAGCCTCCTATGAGATGACTTCACAAATTGGCAATCTCTGAATTCCTGAAGAATACAGATAGCATAGCTATTTGTAATTTAACGGGAAATCTGTCTGTAGCTTTTGAAAGGTCAAAGCAATAAACCATCTGTCCTTTACAGGATTGGATTAATTTATTGTATTGTCCTACTTGATCATAAGTACCGTCAGCTGGAAACAGCTTAAGTGCTTTCATCAAGGTGTCATGCAAAGGCTTAAAAGCACTTTGCACCCAAAAGTTACATATTGCAAATAGTCTAGTCTTTCCTCCACCTTCTGGAGTAAGTGCTATTCTTCCAGTGATGAGTTTATTCTCATCTGCCTGTGATAACTGACAATTGTCATTTAACTCATAAAGAGTATTTAAAAGACTCAGGTTTCCTGTAGAGATACAGTACGCCATGTATATCTTTAAATAGACTTTATTTGTTAATATCGCAAGTCCACATAAGTGGGCTGAAAGGATACACGAACCCATAGGTCCGGATTTAAAACTAAACCTTAAAGTGTGAGCAACAAGGTTCTTGACGTCTCTTAAGTCACTGAACTTAGAACCAAACTTCTGAAACCACATTTCCAAGAATTCTTGGAAATTATCGGATATATCTTGTAAAGGTTTTCCTTTATAAGGTTCTTCGATTGGTTTTGAATCAAATTCCACAGGAAGTTCTATACTTTCGTATAGTCTAAGAACAGTCATTACTACTCTTAATCATATTGGATTAACTTCTAAAATAAAAGTACATAGTACTGATATTTCACGAGGTCAACCCATGTGATTTGTAGCAATGAAAGGGTCAAGAAGTGTTTGGTAGTTTTCTGTTTTATAGAGAAAACCTTTGAATCAGTTATAGATTGATTTGTACCTATTTAAGGTCCATCTCTTTCCATTCTGTTTCAAACGTTTCTCAAATGTAGAACAGAAACCATCTATCCACTTTAAGATTGTAGCAGTATATAAGAAATCAACTTTGATTTGGTTGTTTAATATTGATGCATATCAAGCTAACGCTTTGTATGTTGATGTATAACTCAG